GGTGGATAATTCGGACATTTTCCGAATTACCGACCTTGCCCCCGGTACGGTTTACTCGTCACCCTTTTGTTCTGGCTTTTTGTGTGCCGTCCGAGTTTTCTTTTGGACTTCTTGATTTTTGTTGTTTCCTTCGCCATCTTTGCTCATCATTAACGCAAACCCACCCATAATAAACGCACTAAACTCCGTTAGCGACGCTTTCTCAAACCAAACGAGGATACCCCCGAATGAAATTAAGATAAGCCCTATAACGGTAGTTTTTGGGTTACGGAAGATTCTACTTATCATTTTTAATATCCCTATTCCAACGCCACAAGGTGTACACAAAAGAGGTCAGCATTACAAGCATCCCTGCTATTTGATGCACCTCGGCAATCGTCAATCCTCCAACGGCTAAACTCCAAGACGTTGCTACGGCACTTGAACTATCTGTTTTCATATCTCGAATGGTGCTGGAGGTTGACAGTATTCGGAATCAGGATTCGCTACGCAAAACGCTTGGGCGTACTCCGTATCCAGAGTGTAGCCAAAAGAGTTTACTCCTACGGGATTAGGCCATACCAACGCTGCATCGTAAGCAGCAAGAGCCGTATCCTGCCATACAATATCTACGGCATACAACGGGTCGGTTACCTCGCATACGGGCATACCTTCCGCATTGGTTCCCCATTGCGTACATAGGTGGCCGATTTCTACCACGCAGGAAACGAGGTCTTGGTTCCACACAAGCTCTGTGCCTTCTGGTGTTGTTACTTCTACTTGTATTGCTTGCTTGGCTGTTGCCCAGTCAGCAAATTGGTATTTACGGAATTTCATATCGTAGTGAGTTCTGCCAGTTGGGCGTTGGTTAAACGGGTATTGAAAAGTAGGGTTTGGTTGATTGACTCCGAAGCCAAAGAGTAAACTGAGGCATTTGTCAAATTAGTATCAACCCTGCTTAATGTGGTTCCGCTAAAAGTTGTACCCGTTAAATCAGTTCCGACAAGTGCGCCATTTACATAAAACGCAAAGTCGTTTGTTTTATAGCCAAACGCCATTTTGTAGCGACTACCTACTAATGCTCCAGCAAAACTTATGCTCGCCTGTGCAGCACCATTGTAAAGTTCCGCACGGAGTGTCCCATTGGCAAAAATTGTTAACCAAATGTAATTGTTTGTACTTCCATCATTTACACTAATTGGAGTGCCATAATCAGCAAGTCCATTTATTGTAAAGTCAACAAATACAACTCCCTCCGTCTGCCCAATTAGTGAGCTTATCCCCGTCTTACTGGCTGCGTCTGCCCCACGGGTTGCGGATGCTGCAAGCGTTGGAATGTAAGAGGTGGCGTAGGCTCCCGCTTCAACTTGTGCGCCCCAAATAAATAAACCGCTACTTCCATCACCTAAATATGAAGCTGCGTTTGAGTTATTTACCAAGCCAAAAATTAAATTAAACTGCCCGCTACCAGTGGCTTGTTTTAAGAAAGTAACCCTAACATATCCATTTTCAAAATCAGAAAATAAAATGGTAGGGCTTAAAACTGAAGAAATTACGCTTTTATTACTAACGTCAATAATTGCGAAAACATCGCCTCCGAATGCGTCAAAATTAACAAGAGCCCCATACCCTATTCTAATTTTACTTCTTGTATCTGGTTTTACAAATATAGAAAAGGTATAAGTTTGACCGCCAGTTGTGCTAAATGGTAATTGGTTTATGTCGTGAAACGCATTCGATGAATCTTCAACTAATTTATCTGCGCTCATATTTCCATCTGGCGATGTCGCTGAATTTGAAGATATTGTAGATTGATTTTTAGACCAAGCCGCATTATTAAACTGCTCGCTGTACGTTACCAAGTTCGTCCGCTGCGGTTCCAGCAACAAACGAGGACAAGAACTACCTAAATAGTCCAGACGGGGTACGTTAGCAACTGGGCCAACACTTACCGCTGCGGTGGTGGTGGGTATGTAGGCTGTTGCTACGCCTGTCTCCATTTGCGCTCCCCATAACAATATACCATTAGTTCCATTTGCCGTGACAGAATTTGAACTTGCGGCATCAGTCGGGTAAACGTGCATATATTCGGTCGTTCCAATTCCAATGTCGGTAAATCCTATTCTCCACCATCCGTTACCAATATTTGTTGCGAAACGACCAGAAACATTAACACCAACTCCATTGGTGATTTCGCCAGTAGTTAGGTTTACCCACATTGCGGTACCAGTGCTACCATTAAGTGTGTATAATGCAACAAAATTTTTACCCGAAGCTTTAACGTAAATGCTTTGAGCGTACTCTGTGCTTGCTGCACTTGTTATAGATTGGATTGCTGCAACTACAGAACCATTGATACTTGGATAAATTAGGTCGGCAGTAGTAGTTCCATCGGGGGCAATTCCAGCGTTGGCACTTATTGTTGCGCCACCTTGTAATGACCAAGCACTAACTTGATTAAATTGCTCGCTATATTTAAATAGGTTAGTCCGCACCTTCTCAATCAGCCCCGCAGAATTTACACGGGTAGCCGTATCCCCTGTGCGGGTGAACGCTAAATCCCCGCTGCCGTCTGTTGGCTTCTCGGCATATACCTTGCTTGTCTTGTATCCGCTGGGTATAACTACCAGCGAAGCGTCGTCGTAAAAACTCATTAGTTAAAATTTAAGGCGTCAATTGAATTTACCAAACATTCGTACCCTTCGGTGGTTCCGCTATCGGCGGCTACACGAGCAACATACGCATCCGCATACGTGTAAGCATTGTTGAAGCAAGTAGGTACGTCACCTATTGCCCGTGTATTGTAATCCTCATCTCCCCAATTTGTAGAGCAGTAGATATTACCCCAACCGATACTATTTGCCATTTTCCAGGTACTTTTTTAATTTAATTAGATTCTCGGTTTTTACTTTATAAAACCCACGAGGCCGGGCGGGAATCTCGGTCTGGGTAGATATCTTCGTTGACGTTGGCATTGTACTCCGGGAATAAAGATTGGTTAAAAGACATATAGTCGATAAAACGCTCGGTATAGTATTTTGCTATTGTGCGTTCCTTTTCTACTAAATAATCAATTTCGATTTTATCTACGTTTGTTGCGTTCTCACTCGTATGCTTGTACACACCTCCGTTAGCAACCGTGTAAGCAGCAAACGGCAAGTATTCCACCATTGCAAAGTGAATAAGCATTGGCTGGATATAGTCAGTTACAAGGGATAGGTAATTGCCCGCAAGCGTGTTAGCGATAATATCCGAGGAAATCTTATCGTACAACTTTGTACCCGTGTAATTCTGGACGTGAATTTCTTGGGCAATTTTGATAAATTGGATAAACTTATCCGTATCGACGTTGCCGGAAATAACCGTATTGCGTACAATATCCTCACGCTTGATAAAGAGAGCCGTGGCCATTACTTCTTTCTTTTAGGTAAAAATCCTTCATCGTCCATATCAACTGGGCGTTTTGCTACAAGTCCGTTATTCTTCGGTAGGTCGACTCCTGCCTTGCGTGCTTGATTTACCGATACGTCAGCATTCGGGTTTTTAGCGTCTGGAGTTACGCCCTCGGCTTTTGCCAGGTAGGTCTTACGCATCCAGAAGTGATGGCACCGTGCGCCTCCTTTGTATAACCAAATATCGTATGTTGCTGCGCCTCGTGGCCCGAAGCCAGCGTTAACCTCCTGCTTGCTCATACGTAGAATATCCTCCTTGCGGTAGACCTTTTTAGCACTTACCATCAGCTTGCAGAATTGGCGGCTATTGGACTTCTGCACTTTTTCAGCCGTGGGTGCGTATGCATAACGAATCTTGTACTTACGCCCGTCTTTGGTTTCGCCGTCCTGCTCACTCTTAGCGTTTGGGAATGCCTCCCCGGTCTTTGCGAATTGCAGAATAGAATCTAAATACTCCTCCTGCTCATAGTCAACGGCACGCTCGTCTACCAATTCCCAGTTATCCAAGTCCTCGTCTTCGCCGAAACCGTTTAGCGTTTCAAATATTTCATTTAGAACTTCGTCGCTCACGTCGGCGGACATTGCAATACCGCTATCCTCCACTCCGGTAGATTCCTCTACCACCTCGGAAGGGGCAACAATTTCCTCTTTGAACTCCAACGGCTGTAACGTCTTAAAATAGATGTTTAAGGCCGCCCCGTTAAAAGATAGCACTTGGTCTATTGCATCAAGGATAATCTCCTGTAATGGTCTAATAACCACGTTGTCGAACAAGATAGAAGCCGTCTTTAACTCGTCGGCGTTATTACCCAGTCCGCTGCTATCCTTAATGCCTAAAAGCATAGGGGACGTTACCCGGTGGCCAACCATAATCTTTTGCGTACACTCCGAGGAAAGGAACTGGTATTGTTCGCTTGCGTCGGATAATTGTACGGGTTCGATTGTTGCCGCAAGTTCCTTGTTATCGTTGAAAGCCAAGATAAAACGGCCAGCATTCGAGCTACCAGAAAACTTATCCGCAATACGTGCCTCAATTAAGGTTTGCTCGTCCTCGGTAGGTGTTCCGTTATTAAAGTTAATCAGCATAGACGGAGCCAGCCCGTTCTTAATGTTGCTGATATGGTAATTGGCTACCTCTTCCTCCAGCTCTGCGTAAGGCAAGGAACCTTGGTAGTCCGTTGGGGCGTAGTAATAGTATCCTGCTTTGTACGGTTTAATGTACAGAATCTCGATACCCGCCTTGGACATTCCGTAAGCATCAATGCGTACCGGAACTTCCTTACGTTGTGCTACCCTATCCCAATTCTTTGCGTAGTAATAAGCAGGGATAAAACCTTCCTCATTGCACTTTTCAGCACGCAAGGTCTCGACTGGAATATGCTCAATCCCCACAACCTTTGAGTGGTCTTGATTGTAGATAACCTGAAAGGCAGCATTGCCCATCATCTTAAAATCGCTAACGACCTTCTTAACGCAGTTCTTGGTAAACAAGCCCATCATCATTGCGTACTCGTCGGGCTTCTGGGATGCGTCTGTTGCAGCCAGTCCCTTGCCGAAAATCATATCGATAACGCCGTTAATGATTGCGTTATTGGTAGGGCTTCCGTTATATCGGTCGATAAGGTACTGGAAATAATTGTTATCGTCTCCGTACTCAATCCATTGTTTTCCACTAACCTCCTTTACCTGCGGCTTAACGTAGGAATTTAAGGCCATAAATCGTATGTTGCTCATATGATAACGAACGTATTATCTCCTGCGGTTTCTTGGTCGTACACCCCGGCATTCACGGTGAACTTCTCGAAATTGGTTTGGTCGGTGCAGAATACCCGGCCACGATAAATCAAATTTACGCCACTAAACACCTCTAATAGGTAAAAGTTTGCCGCCTTCAAAGTCCAAGCAGCATTCAAGGTCATATACCCGTTTGCGCTTGTAGGTGCGATTGTTTGCGTCTGGGTGGTATTGGTAGATTCATTCGTTAACCGTGCCGATACAGAAGCAGGAAACGAGCGAGGTATGATTTGTAAATTCTGCGCTGTTGCGCTTGTAGTTAAAATGTTCATCCTCTAATTAACTCAAGTCGGACGTTTTGTTTTTCTTACAAACAAAAAAGCCACCCGAAGGTGGCCTTTCTGAAGTTGTTTGCTTATTTTAATTTTCTTTTGCCACTTGCAACGCTCGCTCAAGTGCTTGGATTAAACGAAGGTCTAATTGTGCGTATCTCTTGTTTTCTTGCAACTGCTCGTTAATATCAGCAACGATATTTTCGGCTCCAAGCTCTTTTGCAGAATCGATAAACGGCTTCATTTTAGCGGCTACGTTTCCGTGCTGCTCAATGTTGCTTTTTGCTTCGTTTATGAATCGCTCCAAAGCAGGAACAATACCAGTAACACCAGTTGCCTTGTCGGTTTCGGCCTCCCATACTTGCAACCATTTTGCAGCAAGGTCAATCTTGCGAGGTTGCATCCGATTCATAATCTTCAACGCATTTTCCATTTGTCAAAGATATATTAAAAATCTGTACCTACAACGATAGTAGAAATTCCAGCAGCAGCCAAAGTGCCGTCCAAGAAGTTAGCAGGAACCTGCTCTTGTCCGTTCAGCGTCAAGGTGTAACCGGAAAGGTCTCCCATAGCAGCACCCGTTACAATCGTACCTCCAGTTACTTCGCAACCGTTTTCCAATCCAGCAACAAAGAAGTTACCATTGTAGTCTTCAACAATTACAATCGGACGGCCGTAAGCCATCAATTTGATTTCCTTGTTTGATTGCTTGCTCAATTTGTGCAAGGTCAAGTTCAAGTTCTGGTCAAAAAACGTGGTTCCGGTATCACGGCTTGAAGTTACGGTTTGCTCAAAAGAAGAGCTACCCTTCAAGTCGTATTTGTAAGCCGTCAAACCGCTACCCAAAACGTCGATAGCGTCCGTGTTGGTTACGTCGTATGTAACCGTTAATTCCTGATAGTTCAGAAAGTAAACAGCCGTGATTCCACCTACAACGTCCTTGCAGGGTTCGATACGGCCAAGGGATAATGCACAAGCCATTTTATTTATATTTAGTAAGTTAAAAAAGAAAGGGGTGGGGCGTTATTACACCACCACCCCCTTCAAGGAAATTTAAGAATGATTAAGCTCCGTAGTAAACGATGTCGCTACCGATACCGTATTGGATACCAGCGCTCATACGCATAATCAAACGGAAGTTCTGAGAACCGTCGATGTCAGCCATATCAATCAGGCGAACCTCGTTCTTGTCGCTCAACAAGCCAGTTCCAAAGAACAAGTTTGACTTCTGTGCAGCCACCATTTTATTAGAAGACAAACCTTCGGCAAGGGCAACTTTGATACCGTCGAAGTACAAGTCTTGTGAACCGTACCACATAGTGCCTTTGTTGTCAACACCGTTAGCACCTACTCCAGCAGCAGCGAAGCCACCCAAAGCACGTACATAGGCCTTAGCGACGTTCTGAGGAACGTAGATAGTCAAATCCTGCTTGCCGTACAAGGTAGCTGGGATAGCGTCTACAACCTTACCCAATTCAGCGATTACGTTAGCAGCGGTAACAGTCGTAGCAGTTACGTCAATAACGTCACCATCAGCAGCAAACAAAGTTTGGAAACCGTCGAACTGGCCAGCAGAAGCGTTAACACCAGCCCAGATGTTTTGCTCGATACGAGCAGCAACCTTCTCGGCAGCGTAAGCTACGATGAAGTCAGTAAAAGAGGCAGGTACATTCTTGAATGCAGAGTAACCCATCTCAACGGCTTGCCAAGTTTGCTCGAAGTCCTTTTTGCACATTTGCAAGTTAACTTGGAACTCCTCGGTGGTCAAAACACGCTCGGTCAAGGTAACGGTAGACGTAGGGTCAAAGTCGCAAGTAGCGTTCTTCAAGATATCGTCAGTACCTACCTTTTGGATAACGGATTTGTAATACACGTTGGGCATTACCTCGATAAGACCTTTGTCCAAGGTCGGTGCGCTCAAAAGAGCGGCGGCAACGTATTTACCGGCAAACTCGCCAGCATACGTAGTAGTGATTGAAGTGGTCGTAGCCATTTTTTAATTGATTTTATTTGTTTAGACGTGCGAGAACTCGGTCGATAGCAGTCTCCGGTGCGTTCTGTGCGAGGTTAACTCGTGCAGGTGCAGGGGCTGCTTCTGGATTGTGGCGGATGGGCATAGCAGCGGGCATATCCGAGGACATCTCCTGCTTCTTTTTGTACGCTCCCATTTCCTCCTTAATTGCGGACATTTCTGCACGCATCTCCTCAAGGATAGGCATTACTACCTCCTTGATTTTGTCCTCCATAGTAGGTTCGGCAGCTGCTTCAACTTCGACCTCTACTTCCGGGGCTTCTTCTTCTGCTTCGGCTGCTGCTTTTTTGATTTCACCGATAACACCTTCTTCAACTACAACCAAGATGCGGCCATCTTCCATTTGATATTCACCGACTGGGACTGCGATACGGTCTTCCTCTGATACGATGAAAATGGGTTGGCCTGCCTCAAATGATTCAGCTTCCAAGACGGTGCCGTTATCGAGCTTGGCTTGCGCCAACTCAACACCGGAGGTCTCAACTGCGGACAGCTCGGCAAAGAATTTCTGGAAAATTTCTGTTGCTTTCATATGGGAAATAATTGATTAGTTATTGATTGTTACATTTTTATACCGGAACCTTCACGGTAACTCCCACGCCTTGTGCCTGGAGCGAACCATCGCAGCACTTCTTGGAATAGGTGTTATTCTTGCACAAGCAGCCACGCTTGTCTCCTTTGGGTGAGGAACGGCTTGGGGTCTGTTTCATAATTTACCTAATTCTTTGAGTTTAGATTCTGCCCAACGCTTGGCGGCTAACCCGCCCCACAATAGGAATGATATAGTACCGCACGCCTGCATATCTGTTTCGTCGTAGTACGCCTCGGCTCTTGATAGGTACGAATACATACGGGTAATGGTCTCTACGCTGATAGGCCGTCCGTCTGCGAGCTGCTGCGCTCGAATCTTGCCTACTGCCGTGGCGCATTTATTCCCGCCTTTCTCGTTTAGCTCGATTCCTTTCTTAGCATTATTGCGTACCGCTTCTGGGTAGTCGGTGTACGATTCCATCTCGATTCGCTTCTTGCTCTTTAAGCGGCCATCCTTTTTAATCTTGGCTATGATGTTAGATAGCATAAACTCTGCTTCCTCTTCCTCGATTCTTTCAAGGTGGGATTCCATTTGCATCTTGTCAACGAAATAGCCCTCAATAGAAAAGCCCTTAACCCGTCCGGTCTTAACGTAGTTATTCCAAATATCGTCGTTGTTGACTTTCATTGAAACCATCCACGTACCTTCTGGTAATTCCATTCCGTAGATAGCCGTCTTGTCCTTTTTGGGGTCTTCTACAATCCAAGATTCTACCACCGACAAACCGCTTAATTCTGCGGCGTGTTCTAACGTGGTATTGCCTTGGTATCCACGCATCAAAAATAACTCCGACGCACGACGTACCGTATCCTTAGAAAAGTACACGTAAAACTCCTCACCGCCTTGGTTGCGGTAGATTGTTTTGTTTGGAATAAGGGCTGCGCCCATAAGGATACGTTTCTCCTCGTCTTGCGCTTTGAACTCTACCTCGTATTCTTTTGCAAGGGTAATAAAGTTCTCCTCAATCGCTGGATGCTCAACGATAGAAATTGCATTAATGCCGTTTAGTCCTTCGGTTTCCTCAAGGACAAGTTCAATTACTTTTTTCATTATCCGAATGTTGCTGTTCTTGCTCTGCGTCTTGCCAACTGTTGTGCGCTTGTAACTTGACCCGCTACCACGTATGCTTGAATGGGTTGCTGATTGCGCCCGTTAATACTTGCGGCTAATTGGTTTACTCCACCTTGGCCTACTACGTTAAACTGCGGGGTCATAGAAGCCCCAGCGGAACCCATATCCGGTGCGGTCGTATCTGGGGTAGGTGATTCTGATGCGCTAAACTTTGTAGCTGCAATCTTTGCTACGTTGGCGGCACCAATAACCCCGGCGGCTACGGCGTTGGCAACCCGTACCGGGAATGGTAATAAGCCATCGGCACCCTTTGCGCCTAACGCACCTACAACCGCCGTGTAAGTAGCCATAGTAGCGTCTGCAATTTGCAAGGCCTTATTAAGTTGGAATGCCTTACGTTGACGTGCCTCGTTACCTCCTGCAAACAATTCAGAAATAGAAGTAAGAGCTGATATTGATTGTTGCGCTAAATTCATATAGGCATCGTTAACCATTTTGCGGTCTTCAATATCCTTTTGGTTTAGGTCTTTCTTAATCTTGGCTGTTTCGGCTGCGGAGTTCTGCTCAATTTCAGCACGCTGATTAATTAACTCGTTGTAACGTGCTGTACCCAAGGTTGTTGCAGCAAGTTCGTCCTCGATAGCGGCAAGTCGTGCCGTCTTTAAGATTTCAATGTTTTGCAGTTGGACGTTCAAACGCTCACGCTCGGAATTAAGCAATTCGGAATCAAGGTTTAATTGCGCCTCTAACCGGGCGATATACGCCTCCGTATTAGTGCGCTCAATATCCTTTTCCTCACGGAGCAAAGAAATATAATTCATTTTCTGCTCGGAGCGTTGACCTTCCAAACGCTCGCCAAGGTCTGTAAGTTCCAAGTTGGCCTGTGCCAATGCTACGGCATTCTCCGTGGTCTTGTTAATGTTGTATTGCGCTTGGGCAAAGGCAATCTTCTTTTGTATCTGCTCCGCTTCCAGGGTGTATTGATTTTCAAGAATCTTGCCCAATTCCTCATTGGCCTTAATCCTATCCTCAATAGAAGCAAACTCATCGTCCCGTGCCTGGCGTTGCAATTCCGCCAACCGCTGTTGCTCTAACTGAATTTTTTGTCGTTTAACGTCTGCAAGTGCTGCGGCCTTTTCAAGTGCTGTAAGCTTTTGGCCTTCCTTGATTGCCTCCTTAACTCTTTTAGATACACGCTCTGCGGCTTTTTCAATTATTTCAAGTCCACCTTCCTCTACGCCTACAACGCCGTCCACAACCTCGCTAAACGCTTCCTTGGCTTGCTTGGATGCCTTTGCAAAATCCCCCTTAAAGAACGATACAATAGCACCACCAAGTTCCCCAATAGCGTTACCCATTTGCTTAAATAGGTTAATGCCGTATTCATATACCAATGCGCCAAAGTCCTTAATTGCTTGTACCGGGTCGGTAAATAAGGAATCCAACGCTTTTTCTACAACCGGGAATACTACCTCCGCCAATTCGGAGAATAGAATCTTGATTGTATTGATGCTCGTGTTAAAAAAGTCAACAACCTTTTGGTTTGAAGTAAATACATCTAAAATGGTATCACCGACGGCGGTAACAATCGCAAGCCCTTTAATTGAACTCACAAGGCGTCCTATTGCCCCGGTGGTTTTGCCCGTTTGCTTCTCGACGTTCTTAACGCCTTTGGCCATAGATTCAAACCCCTGCTTGGATTCCGTTTGTACGGTTCCGAGGGTATCTGCTAATTTTTCAACGGTGGCGTTAAGTTTTTCAAGAGTTGCCTCTAACCCCGAACCATCCCCTTGAATCTTTACTGTTTCAACGACCGCCATTTACGATAATTTGCATTTTTACCACCTATCTTGTACATACCCTTTGCAATATCAATCTCCGGCGATACGCCGAAGTAATGCTCGCTGTTAAGGAGTGCAATCAAATAACTCAAATAAGATTCCCTCATACATCATTTAATAGTTCGAACTCTGCCTTGCCCGTGGTAAGGTTAATCTGCACGTTGTTTACAATCCACTTCTCGCCATTCCAAATTAACTTGTTTTTTAGGTCGAAGTTTAGAATCTTGCCCAAAGGCAATATAGCAGGAATGCGTACCAATCTACGGGAAGGGTCATACAAGTCCGTAACATAATCACTCCAATAAGTATTGTAGAGCGAATTGTTTACTGATTCAAAAAACCACGGGTCGAGGTCGGCTCCGTAGTTTAACGAATAGGTTAATGCGGTGTTTGTATTTTTATTGGATGCGTTTGCGTACACAACCGTTGTAACGGATACGGCGTCGTGGCCGGTAATCGTATTGGTTGGGTCAATAAACGATAATGTTGCTGGGCTAAGAGTTACCGGGGTTGCTACATAGAATAAAAATGGTTGCCCTAAATACGTTTCCAGCTCACGGGTTACTGCGTATCCTGCTAACAACTTTGTTAACGCTCCTCCATCTTGGTCGGTTAACCGGGTGAAAAGCATCTGGTCGAATTGCGGTTGCACCGTCAACTCCTCGTCTGTATCGAATACAAACTCAGAACGCAAATCGCCATAACCAACGTCGTTAGTTAGTCGGTATTCTTCTCCGGTAATTGCTCCGGTCTCGTTGTATTGAAATTGAATCTGCTTGTAAAGCTGTGGACGCTCTACTTGGCTTTCTGTAATATCAAAGTATTGGGATAGGTCAACATCCGTACCCGTGCCATACCAATCGTTCAACGGCTTTAGGTCAAACTCCGTGCTACTTGTTGGGATAATTACCAAGTTGAACATTTTGCATAGCGAAGCCAGGAAATCGGTAATCTTTTGCTCTGGCATCAAAGAAGGTATATCTATAACAGCAATCGCTGATTGCCCCCCAATGTTGTATGCGTTAGCGTAAACGGTATTCGGAGCAAACGTAAGGTCTATAATTACTTCAGGAACGTTAATCGATACGGTTTCATTGGTAGATTGCTTAAAAGCAAAATATACAACAGACCCGCCGGCTACTTGGATTTCAGAAAACGTAGTTTGTACTGCCCCGTTTTTGGTCTGCTGCGCTACTAATACATCGTCTACGAAAAGCCCTACGGTATAGTTGTTGGTATAAGCGTTCGGGTTAATATCAATAGTAAAATTATAGAACAAGGACGGCCCAGTTGTTTCGGGCGTAAACGTGCTGGTTCCATAGTCCCACCAATTATCTACAACTGGGGCGTATTCGGTCTGTGCTATTAACTGAACCCACCGCATAGCATTCGGCAAGTCCTTATACATATACCCAGCCCGGCGGTGGCACCACATATACAAGTTCTCGTAGTCCTCAATCCCGCTTACGTTAAGCGTAATGCCGTACTTTGTTTGAATAGCGTTAATAATCACCTCAATAGTAATGGCGGGTTTCAAGTCGTAGTATTGAACTCCGTGTTGTTGGTTTTGATTATGCCAATAAATGTTGTTCGGGTCATTATTGGTATTATCGCTTTCGTAGAACCAAACGTCTTGCGCCGTGATTAACGGGAAAACAATAGGATATAACGTGCGTCCACGCAAGCCCGTATAAACATTGTTCGGGGTGTAATCTAAATTGTAATCGGAAAGTGATGCAAGGTCGTATAA